TCATCATCCAGAAAATGGTAAGTTTTTCGTTGCTTCAAAATCTGCATTTAATAAGACACCAAAGATTAATTACACAAATGCTGACATTGAAAAGAATCACGGACACGCACCAGGTTTAGTTAGCAAATTAAAAGATGCATTGAAACATCTACCAAAAGGTGCACCAGAGAAAGGTGTCTATCAGGGTGACATGATGTTCTCACAAGATGATAAGACACCCGCTAAAGGTGGTGGAGTATCTTTTCATCCTAATCCATCCGGTTTAACATATACTGCACATGGAACACATGCCTCCACAGTTAAGAAAGCTAAGATCGGTGTTGTGACACATCTTTCATATTCAGGTAAAGATTCAAACAGTTTAAATGCAAACCATGAAGTTGACCACGAAAACTTTAATCAACATCCAGATGTATTCTCGGTCGACCCAAGAATGGATACTTCAAAGGTACATTTTGGTCCTAAAGACCGTGCTGAATTCAACAAACACATTTCTGCCGCACAAGCCGTACATGATACCCATGGTGATGACATGTATGCTGGTACTAAGGCACATCACGGTGTTGGTGGTCACCTAGAAACATATATGAACCACACTGTTCGTACTGGTGAAACACCAAATCACCAAAATTTCAGCAAATGGTTAGAAACCAAAAAGAATAAAGAAATTGATAAGCTGAAGGTTGAAAAGAATAGAACTGCAAAACAATCCGAATTGAAGGATGAGTTGGGTAAAATTGATAGAAACAGAAAACACTACAATAACCTATTCAAAATGCACCAGCATTTGCAGAAGGCAAAAAATGTATTAATTAATGTGATGAATCAACATCAAGAATTTCAACACACACATGCGGGTGAAAATGCTAATCCTGAAGGATATGTTTTTCACCATGGAAAAGAATCAGACAAGTTTGTTAATCGTGCAGAATTCTCCCGCAGAAACTTTGCAGGAATTAGGAATATTTAACGAGGATGTAATAAAAATGAAATCATTTAAAAATTTTAGCACAGAACAAGATGAAATAAGTCTTTATTTAAATTCTTTAGAAGTTATGGAAGAATCATATGATTCTGAAACTTGTGAAGATGAGGAGTATGATGAATTTTTTGAATTAAATGAAGAAAAGGCTGAACCTGCTGAACCTGTCGAAGGTAAAGTAAAATCCGACACTAAAGGTAAATTGCATGAACTATTGGTTGGTTACCATCTCAACGGCGGTAAACACATGTCAAAACATCCCGATAAGGTTGGTGATACACCAAAACAAGCGCATGATAAATTAAAAGCAAAAGTTCATATAAATGACTATAAAAAAATGAATATTCGGGCCAAAAGCGCCGCAAATGACATAAGAAAACAAGTTGAAACGAACGGACATAAAATACATGATGTTCATTGGACTTCAAAACCTGGAGACATTCACCGTTCAACCGGAATACATTCGACTCAAAAAGAAGATGCTTCCGATATTGTTATAACAACACATAAGAAGTGAGGCATATATGCAAGTTATACACCACGGTATTAGTCTTAAAGTCACCGATTCATCATCCAAACATGTTCCAACATCAAATCCTGGAATTGAATATGCTGGACCAAATGCAAAAAAACATCTAGAAGCACATAGAACATCAATTCTGAAAAAATATCCAGAATTGAAAAAGGCTTCTAATCGTGACGAGCGCAAAGGTATGATGAAAGCAAATCCTTCAATGCAGGCGCATGTGAAACAAAAAAATCAAGAAACATTGCATAAAATTGCCAAAGATTTGCACCACCACTTATCCACTATTCCAAAATCAGAATTAGTACATCATATAAAACATGTGCTACATTCGAAAAGCACTCCAATGGAAAAAGAGGGACACAAGCACATTAGACATGTTTCATATACCAACAAAAATGGTCAGCAACATAGTTCTATGAATCCGGGCACACACCACAACCACATTTATAATGATTCACGCAATATCAGCGTACATCATAGTGGATCATCAATACATTTTAAATACAAGAATAAAACATTTGGTCGCCATGCAATCAAATTTAGTTCCGAAAGTGATCCAATGAGTTCCGTGAAAGGTTCAGGCCAAACATCTGGTGATTAAAATGAAAAAGTTTTTACAAAAAATAGAAGAAGATACTCAGACACATAAGCCTGTGGTAATGGCTTTTGGTCGTATGAATCCTCCTACTATTGGTCACGAAAAATTGGTCAATCGTGTTCAACAAATTGCACACGATTATAATGCACCACATCATATTGTGATATCACATTCTGTGGATGCTAAGAAGAATCCACTTGAAATTAAAAAGAAGTTACTTCATGCAAAAAGATTCTTTCCTGGTGCTAATATTGAAGCATCGAGTAAAGAGCAACCAACATTTTTGCAACATGCCGCCAGATTGAATCAAATGGGACACGACCATTTAATTATGGTTGCCGGATCTGATCGAATTCCAGAATATGAAAAGAAACTTCAACAATATAATGGAACACATGCCGGTGCATTATATAATTTCAAAAAGATAGAAGTTAAGTCTGCTGGTCATCGTGATCCTGATGCCGAAGGTGCAGAAGGTATGTCAGCATCTAAAATGCGTGAACATGCACAAAACAATGATTTTCATTCTTTTAGACAAGGTGTTCCTGCCCACGTTACAGAGAAACATGCAAAAGAATTGTTCCGTGATGTTAGAAGTGGAATGGGAATACATGAAAGTGCTAATCATGGAATGTTTAAAGCCATTTTCATATCTGGTGGTCCAGGCTCTGGCAAAGACATTATCATCCGTGAAGCAATTGCACAGCAAAATGCCATAGAAATCACCTCAACAACAGCAATCTCATTGTTGAATGACAAACACAAACTCTATGAGTATTCACGTGATACCCGCCGTGAAGCATTGCGTCAAAGGCAACCTTTGGTTATCACAGGCACAACAAACGAACAATATAATATTCTGACGATTCGTGAGGAGTTGGAAGAACTTGGTTACGAAACAATGATGGTTTTTGTAAACACTTCGGATGAATCTTCAAGAAAGAGAAACGAAGGACACGAAAGAATGATGGCTGAATCCGTTCGCAAAGAACGTTGGGAAGTCACACAGTTAGTTGCAGAGAAGTTCAATCAAGAATTTAAGAAGTATTTGGAATTCGATAATTCAGTTGATTTGAATGAAGCAAATGAGTTTGAAACATCGGAAAAAGAAGAAGACATTTCAATCATTTATGAAATGACAAATTGGTTTTTCGATACTCCCGTTGATAATGAAATCGCTGAGTCGTGGTTGACAAGGCACAAGAAACACAACATCAACAAGATGTTTGAAAACTTTATAACTAAACCTACATCAGAAAAGGGATACAAAAAATATGTTACAGAAAATAAAACAACTAGCAAGTCTTCTAATGCCAAAGCAGGCTCCTGCTCCTGCGGAAGCACCAAAAGAAGCCTCTTCACCGACAACATCTGTCCAAGCTGTGAACTCGTCAGAAGACAAGGTAAGCCAGACGACATTAAAGATGGAGGAATTACCTCAAACTCCGGTTACACCTTCAGAACCTACGAAAGCAGTGAGCCAACCGTCACAGTCAGAGGCGCCGACAAAGAACTCCGTTTCCAACAAGACAACGACAAACAAAAATCCAAGAAGCAAAAAGCCTCAAACGCCGAAAGCGGCAAAGTAATCAAAGCGGCCGGTGTTTCTCCTGAGTATGATACACGTGGTCAAGGTACAGTTTATCCAATGGCTGGTCTAAGTAATGTAAACTTTAAAGAACAAAGTGAGCATAAATATACCAGTACCGCAGAGGTGACACGCAAATCTTTCAATAAGTTTAGAAAAGAATCAATTGATTCTCCTAGTACAGAAATGGGAGTCACCGGTGGGTATCATGGACCATCAAATAAAGAACCAATGGATACTCTGAATAAGATACCTGTTAATCCTAAGAAGAAAAAAAATGTTAAAATTTAAACAATTTTTAGATGAATCTGCGGCATGGAAACGCAAAGAAGGTAAGAACCCCGAAGGTGGTTTGAACCGTAAAGGTATTGCTTCTTATCGCAGAGAAAACCCAGGTTCAAAACTTTCGATGGCTGTGACAACACCACCTTCCAAATTAAAACCTGGAAGTAAAGCGGCTAAAAGAAGAAAATCATTCTGTGCTAGAATGGGTGGAATGCCAGGTCCTATGAAGGACGAAAAAGGTAGACCAACTAGAAAAGCATTATCACTACGCAAATGGAACTGCTAATTTTAACGGAGACATAAATGTTCAACAAAAACGTATTCACCCAAACCGATGTTGTTGCTGACCTCATCAAAGGTATCAACGAAGCCGATTATAAGGCTAAGATGGAAGCACTCAAGGGCAATCAACACAAGATTGATAAAAATAAGAACAACAAAATTGATGCTCACGACTTCAAACTTCTCCGTGGCGAAAAGAAAGTCAATGAAGAACAAGTTGAAGAAGCAGACACAAGTGTTAAAATTCCTACTTCAACCGGTACAAGAGTTTTAGGCCACCGTTATGGTAATGCCGCAAAGACACATCGTGATTCTATGGCTGATCCTTTTGCAATTGTCAAAGGTCCTAAAGATAAAGACTTGGGTGACCTTGAGAAGAAGATGACTAAAAAAGAAGAAATTGATCCAAGCGTCACAACAACAGACACCTTAACAGGTAGAGTTGCTGGCAAGTCAGCTAATCCATTCTTAAAAGCTAAAGTTAAACTTAATGTTAACGAAGAAGAAGTTGAACAAGTTGACGAACGCACACTAACTAAAGGTGAGACTGCTGAAAAAGAACGTATCGTTAAAGGTATGAAAAAATCTCTTGCTGGTTTCAAATCACGTTACGGTGAAAGAGCCAAAGAAGTGATGTATGCAACTGCCACAAAGGCCGCTAAAAAGGACTAAGCAATGAGCAAAGCTGGTAAATTAATCAAGGATATGTTGAAGGCCAAGAAAGAGTCTGTTATGGGCAAACTTGGTGATTCACCATATGAGGATCCAATGGAGCCTTGGTCTGCAAAATATGCACAACCAGTCAAAGAGGAAGCCGAACAGTTAGACGAATCTGATCCATTGTTGTTTAAGTATATTCGTTCACTTGGTTATAATCCAGAACAGATGGACTTTGCTTCACGTTCAAAATATGCACGTTCAAATGCATTTAAGAACTATAAAATTTCTCACATGAATGACCAGTTGAGAACTGAAGATGTTGAAGAATTAGACGAAGCTGGTACTGGTCTTCTAATGTCTTTCATCAAGGCTAAAGGTTTAAATCCACTATCGATGGATGGAAACCAAAAGAAATCATATTCACGTTCTTCAGAATTTAGATTGTTTAAAAATAGACACGTGAAAGAAATATCAGGCATGGGCGAACGTGGTGATGATTGGAACGAAGAAAAGAAATCTGTCAAAGAAGAAGCGGATGTAAAAGATACAGTTAGCATGGACATTCCTTTGCTTATTCGTGTACTAGAATTCATCCGTGAAGATGTCAAGACAGATGTAGAACTACACAAAGTTGTTGAACGTTTAATTGATATGCGCCACGATGTTCCGTTAACTATGGAACACTATGATTCTATTACTGGAAAATTAAAAGAAAGTAAAGATGCTGGTGAATATGATTATGAAGGTTCAATGGCTAAAACTCTATTACAAACCATTTGTAGAAATGCAGAAGATATTAAAAATATGCTAGAAGATGATGAAAATCTTCCAGAGTGGGTCCAATCCAAAATAACAAAAGCAGAAGATTATATCACAACTTCTTTAGATTATTTGAAATCTACAAAAGAACTGGACGAAGAAGTTTTAGATGAACTTTCAAAAGGTACGTTACATTCATACATGTCTGCTGGTCATAAGAAATTTCCTACAGCATCTCCTGCTAAACAGGCTAAATTAGATAAGGGTATCAAAAAAGCATATAAGAAAATGTATCCGCCAGTGAAGTCTGAACCAGAGAAAAAGGTTGACATGAGTTCACCTGGAGCATATTACAAATCTGCTGGTAGTGGACGTTATGTCGGAGATTCCGTGGAAGTTGAAGGTGAACCCCTACAAGAACTCAAAACTTCTACATTGAAATCTTATGTTGATAAAGTTTCCACAGGCCCATCACGTGGTGTAACACCAAAAGGTACACTCAAAAGCATTAAAGCTATCGGTGGTGTCACAAAAGCAATTCGCAAACAAGCAGAAAAACCTTTGGCTGAATTGAAGAAACAAGATGACAACCAAGAACTTGATAGCCACCTCACACGTGAAGATTTACGTAAATGGTTTAGCAAAACTGATCCTGAAGGTGATTGGAAAAGAATCAACTCAAAAGGTGAAGTAGCAGGTCCTTGTGCCAGAGAACCTGGTGAACCAAAACCAAAATGTATGTCAAAAGAAAAACGTGCTGAACTCAGTAAGAGTGAACGAGCGGCCGCAGTCGCAACTAAACGCAGACATGATCCAGTTGCAGACCGTGCAGGCAAGGGTGGTAAGCCAATAAATGTATCAAATTACGGCAAAGGTAAACTCAGTGAAGAAGAAGTTGATGAAGCATGTTGGGATACACACAAACAAGTCGGCATGAAAATGAAGGGTGGTAAGATGGTTCCAGATTGCAGACCTAAAAATGAAGAAGCAGAACAAATGGACGAAAAAAATAGTCCAACAAATCCTGCACTTTGGTCAAGAGCAAAATCAATGGCTCGTTCTAAGTTTGATGTTTACCCATCAGCATATGCAAATGGTTGGGCGTCAAAATGGTATAAATCCAAAGGTGGTGGCTGGAAGTCTGTCTCTGAAGATGTTGTACAAGAAGGCATTGGTGGTATCGAAGACTCACCCCTATCAGCAACAAATTCTGTTAAAGCAATGGAATCAGAGCACCGCAAAAAGAATATGAAATCTGCACGTATCATTAAATCCATCTATAAAAAGAAGGGTAAAAATGAAAGCATGTATGATTGGGAAAAAACTGACAAAGGTGGTAAAACACCTACAGCCAAAGTTGTTTTGCAAGGCGGAACAACCATGACGGGTCAGCCCCGTGATACAGTAGAGATTGAGCCTGTTCTTAAGACCAGACCTAATTCACAGAAACAATAAATAGTAAATAGAATTCTTTCAAGGAGAAATTAAAAATGTCAACAGCTTTCTGGACAATGACAGATGCAAACACTGGTGTGCCACTTTATGCTGGTACTGCTTTAAACTTAGCACCAACACGTGCAAACGCCAATGTAATTTTTGCTAATGCTAACGTAGCACAAGCATTTTCTGAGGCCGTTGGTGTTTATGGTGTCGATACACAAGAAGCATCAAACACACAAGTAACACCTGCCGCAAATAAAATGGCACATGCTGGTTGGGTTCAAAGAACTGCCGGTATGGGTCCTGTTCTTTCTATCACCGCAAACGCAGGTGCTTTTGGAACGAACAGTTTCGTAACATTCTCTGGTGGTGGCACAGGTGCTACCGTAGCAAATGCAACAGTAGCAGTAAATACGAATGGTTCGATTCGAGATATCACTATTAATACTGCCGGTTTATATCTCACTACACCTACAGCAGTTCCTGTTTCTGGAAATGCCGCATTCACTGTAACAATGGGTGGTCGTGCTAATCGTACACAGTATGAAACATTGGTAGCGGCCGGAAGTATGACTGGCAACGGCGCAGTTATCATTTAATATTTGGGTGGCGCAAGTCACCCATTTATCATTATGTTCGATGATTTGAATGAAGAAAACTTTTTGATGTATGCTATGAAGGCTTATACTTCACCGCATTATGTTATGAGTGAATTCGAAGGTGACTTAAAACGCACTAAATATTTGAAAAGATTGTTCAGGCGCTATAAGATTACAAAATCACTCAAAGAAAGATTGGTTTTAAATCATCTAATACTTCTGTATAATGTTTTTGGAGTAGAACCCGCAACCCGAATTTTGTTTTTCAGAATTGATGAGGTTGACTATGATGTACTTAAAACCTTTCTGACATATTTAAATTATATGCCAGATTTCGTCAAAGGTATAAATGGAAAAGACATATTATCTTCAAATATACCAATTGACATGGATGTAGCCAACATACTAAAAGAAATATGAAATCGTTCAAAAAATTAAGAGAAGATGGTGGTGCAGTTTCCACGGGACCAGGTAATGCTGTAAGTACAGGTGCTATTGCAGGCACAGGTGAAAAGGGTGGAGAACCAGGTGTTAATCTGAAAAAGAAAAAACGTGTAGTTCTTATGACCACACTTACACGTAAATCACCAAAGATGTAAAATGTGGATACTTAAGTGGTTACCATTTTGGATATTTTATGCCATACTTGGTATCGGCTTGATTGGTCTTGCTGTAACCTACTTACTAAAGTATATTCCCATACCAGCAATCTACATTTATAAAACTCCCATACAACTCGCCTCTGTTGCACTTATTGTGTTAGGCACATATATGTCTGGTGCAATCTCAAATGAAGAGGCTTGGTTGGCTAGGGTAAAAGAACTTGAAGCCAAAGTTGAAGCCGCTCAAGTTGAATCTGAAAAAGAAAATGTAAAGATTGAAACTAAAATTGTAACAAAAACACAAGTTATAAAAGAACGTGGTGAAGAAATTATCAAATACGTTGATAAAGAAATTGTGAAATATGATACCAAGTTTCTACCAGGCGGTGAATGTGAAATACCAAAAGAATTCATAGTATTACATAATAAAGCGGCAGAGGTGCCAAAATGAAATTAATAGCTATATTATTTGTTGCATTACTAACTGGATGTTCAACTACAGTTCCAGTTGTTGCTAAATTCCCTGAAGTGCCAAAACATTTAATGGTGAAATGCCCACAATTAAATAAAGTGAATGATGATGCTAAATTAAGTGATATTGCAAAAACTATTACTGTTAACTATTCAGAGTATTACGCATGTGCTGTAAAGAGTGATGCGTGGATTGAATGGTACGGTGTACAAAAAACAATCTTTGAAGGATTAAAGTAATGGAACTAACACTACAACAATTAAAACAATTACTTCCAAAAAATCCATATGTTGAACATTGGCATAATGCCTTGGCTCAACTGTTACCGGATTATGAGATCAATACACCACAACGCATTGCGGCTTTTATTGCACAATGTGCCCATGAGTCTGGTGGTTTCACTGCACTCAAAGAGAATCTAAATTATAAGCCAGCTACACTACGTAAGATTTTCCCAAAGTATTTCCCTGATGATGCTATCGCTAATGAATATTGCTCACGTCCAAATAAACAAGAAGCAATCGCCAATCGTGTTTATGCAAACCGCATGGGTAACGGAGATGAAGCATCAGGTGACGGCTACAAATACTGTGGTCGTGGACTCATTCAGTTGACAGGTAAACAAAACTATACTTGGTTTGCCGCATCACTACATATTTCTCCGGATGAAGCATCAGAATATCTTGCTACATTTGAAGGTGCCGCACAATCGGCTTGCTGGTTCTGGGAAACAAATAACCTGAATCAATGGGCAGACAAAGGTGATATTGTCACACTTACTAAACGTATCAATGGTGGAACAATTGGCCTAGATGACCGTATCAAACATTATGAACACGCTCTACACGTATTAGGAGTACACTGATGAACGATAAAAAAATGTTTAGATGGCTAGCCCTTCTTGTTTTATTACCACTTGCACTAGCTATTTTTGGTGGTGACAGATTTCGCTATCCTTGTCAAGACCCATCTAACTGGGACAAACCAATTTGTCAAAAGCCGGCTTGTGATGTAACACGAACATGTATTGAACATGTGTTCAAAGGTCAACGTGATCCTAGATTAGGTCCTCCGGAAGAACCACAAAACATATTAGCAAAACAACAATTAAATATGGCAACACCAAGTTGCCAACCAGTACAACAAGGAGCAAATTGTGGAAAATAATAATTTAATGTACACAGAAGAACAGTTGATGGCTCGACTGAAGTTCTTTATTGGTGTATGCTTATCTCTAACATTGACAGGTATTGTTTTTGTTGTTCTTTATTCTTTAATATTTGTCACACAACCTCTTAACGCAATTTCTCCAATTGACCAGAAGTTCTTTGAGTTGATTGTACCTATTGCTACATTCTTGACAGGTACCCTTTCAGGTATCATGTTGGCTGGTGGCTCGAAAGAAGAAACAGAAGCCAAAATGGCATTGATGAAGCAAGCAAGTGAGAATCAAGTCCAAGCGGCTAAAGCAACGGTTGCACAAACACCACCTGTTTCACAAGCACCGGCATCCAATTCATTTTCTTCACCATCTATGCAAATGGGTGGAATGGGTTCACAAATGGGAATGAGTTCCAGAGTTGAACCAACATTTACATCATCCGAAGTGATGACAGGTTTCGGTGGAAAACTTGCACCACCACCTGCACACCAACCGGAACTATGAAGTTTTTAAAAAGTTTGTTGAGTGATGGTCATAATGACTCTTGGAGTTCCAAGAGAGTTATAACCTTCCTCGCTTTTATTATGTGTTCGGTGGCCTTTATGAGTAATGTGTTTTTAGGAAAAACTGTGGATAACACACTATTCGACAGTATGATGTATATTGTTGTTGCAGGTTTAGGTTTCACTGCATCAGAAAAATTTGCAAGTCACAAAAATAAAGTTAATTTTTAGGAGTTTAAAATGAAAAAGTTCATAGCGTTACTTACACTTACATTGGTCACAACACTTTCTTTTGGTGCTGAAACTGAAAAAGTTTGCATCGATAAAATGACCAAAGATGGAAAACCTGTTCTAGATAAAGCAGGTAAGCCACAACAAGAATGCAAGACTATCAAAGTTCACAAGAAACTTGAAGGTACCAAGGTTCCAGAAAAGTCAGAAAAGAAATAAAATGGCGACTACAACGGAAAGACTTGGTATCGTTGAGACAAAGGTGGAAAACATCAATGAAAAAATTGATGTTCTTAAAGTGGATGTCAAAGACATGCACGATTGTCTCGATAGAACCCGTGACGACCTCAAGGGTGAACTTGAAAAGATGTATGGTGCTTCTTGTGAGCAACATGCCGCTTTAGCCAAGGATATTTCCGAATTAAAGAAATTGAAAGAGAAGTGGACATACATGATTGCCGGTGGCATAGGCGTGGGTGGATGGATTGCTGGCCATTCCGATAAAATCCTTTCTCTGTTAAGTTAATTACCAAAAATGGTATTGCACTCCAAATAAAAATGTGCTAGAATAACAGAACTTTACATTATGTTGCCTTGTTATGTCCGTTTTTATTGATCGAAAATACCTCAAACTACTCTCTCCAAAATTAAATAGGTTTTCCCAAAAGAAAGAAGACCTGTTTAATTTTCGGTGCCCGTTTTGTGGTGATTCACAGAAGCACCTACACAAAGCACGTGGTTATGTTTACCGCAAAAAGAATGATTACTTCTATAAGTGTCAGAATTGTGGTATTGGTCACACAATGTATAACTTCATCAATTTACTTGATGCAAATCTAGTCAAGGAATATGCACTTGAACGTTATGCAGATACACACAAAACTCCAACAAAAATTGAAAAAACTGAACTGAAGTTTGAAGCACCAGTGTTCAAAAAGAAACCAAAGGATATAAATCTACCAAAGATTATTGATCTACCGATGGATCACTATGCGGCACAGTATTGCATAGGACGAAAAATTCCAGAGGCTACATATAATACACTATACTATGCAAATGACTTCAAAGCATTTATCGATGAGTTGCTTCCAGACCACGATAAAGACTTGAAAGAAGATGATCCTAGACTTATTATTCCTTTTTTCGACATTGATGGTTCTCTGTTAGCGGTTCAAGGTCGTGCGTTGCGTGATTCAAAGATTCGTTATATTACAATTAAAATTGCAGAAGAAAGTATAAAAATCTTCGGACTGGATAGAGTGAATAAAGATGAAAAAGTATATGTAACTGAAGGTCCAATCGATTCCCTTTTCCTACCAAATGCTGTTGCTACAGCCGATGCTAATTTAGCCAATGCTGTAAGTTATATAAAAAGGGATAAGTTGGTTCTAGTATTTGATAATGAACCTAGAAATAAAGATATTTGTAAATTGATGGACAAAGCAATCGAGAATCATTTTGCAATTTGTATTTGGCCTGAGATGATGCAAGAGAAAGATATTAATGATATGATATTGTCTGGATTTACAACTGATGAAATTGTTGACATTATTGATAAGAACACATTCGTTAATTTGAGAGCAAAGATGGAATTTATTCAATGGAAGAAAGTATGAACGTAAAATTAATTAATTATTCACAAAGCCCCGATGGAATGAACTTACTTGAGCAGGTGGCTTTCGCCGCACGTGTATCGAATCCAACAAATCAAAACAATTCAGAAACTGCCGAGAAGTTAGTTCGCTATCTGATTAAGCACCAGCATTGGTCGCCATTGGAGATGGTCTCCGTATGCATGGAGATCGAAACCACACGTGACATTGCACGACAGATTCTACGTCACCGTTCTTTTTCTTTCCAAGAGTTTAGCCAACGTTATGCTGATGCATCACAACTTGGTTTTGAAATTAGAGAAACCCGTTTGCAAGATATGAAGAATCGTCAAAATAGTGTTGAACTAAAAAGAGATGATGATTCTAGAAGACTGGCATATCAGTGGGAAAACATGCAGAATAATATTCAAAAAATGTGTCAAGACACATATCAATGGGCCTTGGAACATGGAATCGCCAAAGAACAAGCACGTGCCGTTCTTCCTGAAGGTATGACATGTTCACGTATGTACATGAACGGAACTCTGCGTTCTTGGGTACACTATATACAGCTCCGATCCGGTAACGGAACACAAAAAGAACACCGTGAAATTGCTTTGGCTTGTGCTGATGCAATCGAACCAATTTTTCCAATGATTAAGGAATATATTAATGTACAATGATGTAGTTAAGTTTATTGAAGCATGTGACCAAGAAAAGACATTAGATAATGTTAAATTATATGATAAACTTATTCGAGAAGAATATGATGAATATGTTGGTGCGCTATTAACAAAAGATGAAGTAGAAACCCTCGATGCATGTATGGATATGATTTGGGTTATTCTAGGTTATTGCTACATGAAAGGCTATGATGTTTCTGGTGCATGGAATGAAGTTGCTAGATCGAATCTAGATAAAATTGATCCAGTAACAGGTAAAGTTAAAAAACGTGAAGATGGTAAAGTGATGAAACCCGAAGGTTGGAAACCACCGCAACTAGAAAACTTTGTAAAATAATAAGGAAAAATATGGAATATATGGGTATCACAATAGACTTGGAAAAAGATAAACTATTTGATGAATTGGGTATTAAACGATTAAAAGAATCGTACATGCGTGATGATGAAACATCACCACAACAGAGGTTTGCATATGTATCAACGTCTTTTGGCTCTAATCCGGAGCATTCCCAGCGTTTGTATAATTACGCCTCTAATCATTGGCTTAGCTATAGCACTCCTATTCTTAGCTACGGCCGTTCTAAGCGTGGGCTACCTATTTCATGCTTTCTTAACTATGTTGAAGATACTGCGGAGGGTCTAGTTGATAATCTTTCTGAAACTAATTGGCTGTCTATGTTTGGCGGCGGTGTTGGCATCGGCTTTGGGATACGCTCTGCGGATGATAAGAGTACTGGCGTTATGCCTCACCTCAAGATTTACGATGCCTCTAGTCTTGCGTATCGTCAAGGACGCACTCGCCGTGGCTCTTATGCTGCCTACCTTGATATTAGTCATCCTGACCTTATTCCCTTTTTAGAGATGCGTAAACCAACGGGTGATCCAAACGTCCGTTGTTTGAATCTGCATCATGGTATCAATATCACCGATGATTTCATGCGAATCATTGAAAAGTGTATGGTTGATCCAGAAGCGAATGATGCTTGGGAACTAAAAGATCCACATTCAGGTGAAGTGCGTGAAGTTGTGTCTGCTAAACATCTGTGGCAACAAATTCTCGAACTCCGTATGCATACAGGTGAACCATACATTCATTACATTGATACAAGCAATCGTGGACTTCCACAATTCTTAAAAGATAAAGGTCTGAAAGTACACCAATCAAATCTTTGCTCGGAGATTATTCTTCCTACTAATGAAGAACGAACTGCTGTATGTTGCTTATCGTCCGTAAATTTGGAGTATTATGATGATTGGAAAGATAACGAATTATTTCTTCGGGACATTGCAGAGATGCTCGATAACGTCCTTCAATATTTCATTGATAATGCTCCTGATAGCATATCACGTGCAAGATATAGTGCTAGCCGTGAACGGAGCATCGGTGTTGGCGCTCTCGGCTTTCATGCTTTTCTCCAAAAGAACAATGTAGCATTTGAAGGTGTAATGGCAAAAGTATTAAACAATAAGATTTTCAAACATATCAGAGGTAAACTAGATGAAGCAAATCTTCAACTCGGTACTGAACGCGGTGAAGCACCCGATGCTACGGGTAGTGGCCAGCGTTTCAGTCATCTTATGGCTATTGCTCCAAATGCTTCTTCGTCTATCATTATGGGAAATACTAGCCCTAGCATTGAGCCTTATCGTGCTAACGCTTACCGTCAGGACACTTTATCTGGCTCATTTTTAAATAAGAATCGTTGGCTCGATAGAGTAATCAGAAAACATCTGTCACTAGAAGATGGAATGGATTCTGGAAAATATGCTGATATTTGGTCTTCAATTATTGCTAATGATGGTTCTGTACAACACCTTGATTGGATGGACGAGGACACAAAAGCCGTGTTTAAGACTTCTATGGAAATCGACCAACGTTGGGTGATTGAACATGCCGCAGACCGTCAAGTTTACATTGACCAAGCACAATCACTAAACGTATTCTTCCGACCAGATTCTCATCTGAAATATATACATGCTATTCACTTCTTAGCATGGAAGAAAGGTGTGAAAACATTATATTACTGCCGTTCAGAAAAATTGGCAAAGGCTGATAAGGTTTCCAAGAGAATTGAACGTGATGTAATTAAAGAACTTGATATGACAGCCCTCGCTGAAGGTAATGATTGTATTGCCTGTGAGGGATAAATGTCACATATAATTGCAAACCTACCAACAGTAAAATGTTTTGTTCGCAAAGAATTTCTTTATGACTTCGAAAAAGGTTATGATGAGTTGGAACCTTGTTGGTGGGTTAGTATTAAATCATTAAGAGGACAAGCATTTCGAATTGAATCTTATTTGAATCAATATGGTGCATTGTATGATAAGTTACCCATCAGTGCATACTGTTGGAAACCTATTGAAGGTGAGCCACTTCCACTTGATTATTTGCAGTTATGGGACTGCCTAAGTTACGATATTACTGTACTGAAGAAGGCACAATTGCAATCGATGAAATGTAAATTCAAATTGAAAAGTGGTGATTGGATGTATGGTGAATATATGTTCACAGTAGATTCGGCACACCCAGATTTTAACGTTATAGATACTGGTCTCTCTGAGGATGTTGAAGACCATAAATCTTATAACTTCATCAAGTGTGATAATGGTCAATTTGCATGTCAACCTAATAATAGAATGATTGTGTTTGAGCCATCGAGTAATCCTCGTGAATTAAAGTATCCGGATTTTAAAGTATCAACCAAAAGGTGGTCCGTAGAAACTGAAGCAAAATGGGCTTTAGGTGACACTGATACCGTAATGTATGAAAGAAAAGAAAAATGAAAAAATTAATTATAACAATAATGGCGATGGCAACCATCGTAGCATTTGCACAAGGCAAACAAAAAACTGGTGTAACTTATGATGCGGTATTGACAAGAGTTGTGGATGGTGATACAGTAGCGTTTCAGGCTAACTGGTTACCTGATCCACTTAAAAAGGAATTAAGTGTTCGTGTTTTTGGTGTTGACACACCAGAAAAAGGTTTTCGTGCTGGATGTCCAGAAGAAGATGCACGTGGCCAAGCCGCAACAGCATTCACGAAAGCACAAATCAATGCGGCACAAAAAAGACAGATTGTCTTAATGGATTGGGACAAATACGGTGGTCGTGTTTTAGGTGATGTTCTGTTAGACGGAAAAAGTCTCAGAATGATGTTAATTAACAATGGTTTCGCACGTGAATATTACGGTGAAGCTAAAACTTCTTGGTGTAACAAATGAGAAAAATTTTAAGATTTACGGCATCTTGGTGCCAACCCTGCAAAAACTTGGCTAAACAATTAGAAGAAATTGATACAGGCTTACCAATTGAAGTCTTTGATATTGACGTTGATACAGAACTGGCAATGGACTATGGAATCCGATCAGTTCCTACATTGGTTATTGTTGAAGAAAATATTGAAGTTAAAAGAATGACGGGTTTAGTAACAAAAGAAATTTTGAAGAATTGGATTGAAGCATGATTAAAAAGACATCTTCTAGACTAACGGATGAAAGAAACAATTTCAAACCTTTCAATTATCCTTGGGCTTATGATGCTTGGTTGAAACATGAACAAAGCCATTGGCTTCACACTGAAGTACCAATGGCTGAGGATGTGAAAGATTGGAAAAAGAAATTAACGGATCAAGAAAAACAATTTCTTACCAACATTTTCCGATTCTTCACTCAAGGTGACATTGATGTTGCCGGTGGTTATGTTCGTAATTACTTGCCTTATTTTCCACAACCAGAAGTACGAATGATGCTGATGGGTTTTGCCGCACGTGAAGCACTTCATATTGCCGCTTACTCACATTTGATTGAAACACTAGGCTTGCCTGAAACAACATACAATCAATTCTTGGACTACCAAGAAATGAAAGACAAGCACGATTATGTTTTAGATATTGCAAGCAAAAACGGAACAAAAGAGAATACTGCACGCCACATCGCCGTGTTCAGTGCATTTACTGAAGGTATGCAGTTATTCTCCTCTTTTGTTATGTTATTGAATTTCCCACGCACAGGTAAGATGAAGGGTATGGGACAGATTGTTACTTGGTCTATTGTCGATGAGACAATGCACGCCGAGAACATGATGAAATTATTCAAAACATACATAAGCGAGAATCAGGAAATCTGGAATGATGAATTAAAATCATCCATTTACACTATTGCAGAACGCATGGTTGAACTAGAAGATAAGTTCATTGATTTGTCGTTTGGTATGGGTGAGATGGAAGGTCTGACAAGTGATGATTTGAAAAAATACATCCGATATATTGCTGACCGCAGATTGATTGGTTTAGGTATGAAGGGTATTTTTAAAGTCAAACGCAATCCATTGCCATGGGTTGAAGAGATGATTAATGCACCAACTCATACTAACTTTTTTGAAAATCGTGCAACAGACTATGCTAAAGGTGCCACATCAGGAAACTGGGGTGACGTTTGGGCATAAAATAAGAAGGATAAAAAATGTCTGAAAAAATTACAACCGCAGAGTGTGAAAATTGTGAATCAACCTGTGAAATTGCGTTTGAAGAAGATTATGTGTCAGATGAATCTCCCACCTTTTGCCCGTTCTGTGGTGAAAGAATCGAAGTCCTAAATGAAGAATATATAGAAGATGAGGACTTTGATGAGAATGAGGAATGGGACAAATAAATTGGCAATACGACAATAAAGATTTTACAGAAAATGATGTGGGTGATAATTATGGCTTTGTCTATATTATCACCCATTTAGCTACAGGTAGAAAATATATTGGTAAAAAGTTTTTTTATTCTATGAAAACGAAAGTTCTCAAAGGTAAAAAGAAAAGGTACAAAACACCTTCGGACTGGCAAACTTACTACGGATCTAGTGCCGAGTTGCAAAATGATGTTATACTACATGGGAAGGATAATTTCAAAAGAGAAATCTTACACCTATGTAAATCAAAAGGTGAATGTGGTTATCTAGAAGCTAAAGAACAGTTTGACCGTAGTGTATTAGAATCTAATGATTACTACAATGCATGGATTATGGTCAAAGTGAGAAAGTCACACATTAAGGCATTCAATGAAAGAATTCTTGCAACAATTAAAGAATAATGATTTTGATGGAATTAATTTCTATCGCAACGAGGATGGTGATTTGGAATTCTCACAATTTCAATTTAAAAATCCAGGTGAAAAAGTTGGTGGAACAGAATTAGGAGACTACTTTGATATTATCATTGTACAAGATGATCCACCAAAAATGCCAGAACGATTTCAAGCAATTCTAACCTCACCAATAGATTATATTGGCCGAATGGCGGAAGATGGTTTTTATGGTGTCGTTACAAAATTTACCACAACATCGAAAGAAGTTATGGATAATATTATGGCTGGAATGGAAGATGAAACTTTTGAATATATTAAAGATTATGAAAAGGAAATGAAAAATGTTTGATAAGTATGAATTGAAAGAGATTTTGACAAATAGTGTATCCACAGTTGTGTTCACTAAAATTGATGGCACAGAACGTGAACTTAAATGCACACTTCTACCCGAATATCTACCTGCACAACCTGTTGTTGAAGGACAACAGTTGTTAACAGAGGGCTTGACAAAAGCAGAAAATCCGAATACACTCTCGGTTTGGGATATGGAAAATAACGGTTGGCGTTCTTTCCGTCTCGATTCTGTAAAGGCTGTAAATACGCATGAGACACGCATCCGTTAAAGATTTTGAAAAAGCATTGTCTGGTGGAGAACCATCATGGAAAACCGGACAAACATCAATATCTTCCGCATTAAACTGGTATAATTACCACTCTGATTCTAAAGAGAGTAAAAAATTCACACTCTCTTACTTAAAAGAAATCGGTGCATCTAAAAAAGATATTGAACTTGTCGAAAAGAATCCAGAAGCTGAATTTCAGAATCTTGGTTTTGTTTGCCGAATGAAACTCAGAGGTGCACCATTATCCGAGAAAAATGAAGAATGGATCAATTCGTTCATTCAAAAACTCAAAAACAACAAAGCACCTGTTGTCAAAGTCGAAGAAGTCACACAAACTAAAGTAGTCTCTATACAAGAACGTATTGCCGAAAAAACACGTGAGTATATCGGTGAAATAGAAGGTTCAATCGATGAATGTTTTGTTAATAGGAATTTCAAAACAACATTTAAACCTTATGAGTTGATGAAAACTTTAGATATTAAAGGTGCTCATACACGATTTATTATTCCAGTTTTTAGCAACAAATTAACCGAAATAGAAGAAGCATTGAAAGGTAAAGATAAAGACCTTGTTGATGGTTATTCGTATCTCAAGAAATCTGAATTGAAAGAGTATGCTAATCTACTAAAAACAATTATTGACGATTGTACTAAGATTGCACATACCTCAAAAGTTACACGGGCGCCTAGGAAGAAAAAGGCTAAGCCTGTGGATAAAATCATAGAAAAACTTCAATTCAAAAAGGAAGACAATGAATATAAAGTCGCTTCTATTAATCCTGCTGATATCATCGGTTCTTCACAGTTGTGGGTTTTTAATACCAAAACAAGAAAACTCGGATGTTACAATGCAACGGATGCCGGTGGATTGAACGTTAAAGGTACAACACTCATTAATTACAATGAGGAAACGTCTGTACAAAAAACCATTAGAAAACCTGAGGTTGTTTTACCTGCCACATTGAAAGCAGGTAAGATTGCACTACGGAAAACATTAACCGATATAAATGCGGTTGAACAGGCCTTGACAGGTCGAATCAATTCTGATATAATTCTACTCAGAGTAATTAAATAAGGTATATTATGATTCTTGTTGACTTAAACCAGGTTTTACTGGCTGGTCTTATGGTCCAAATCTCTGGACAGAAAAATGTGAAGCTGGAAGAAGATTTGATTCGCCATCTAGCATTGAATATCCTACGTGGTCACATTAAACAGTTCCGTCACGAATACGGCGAAGTTGTGCTATGCTGTGACAATAAGAAGTATTGGCGTAAAGAATTCTTTCCATTCTACAAAGCTGGTCGTAAAAAGACACGTGAAAAATCCGATTTAGATTGGCATTTGATTTTTGATATCCTTGGTAAAATCAAACAAGAACTTAAAGATAATTTTCCATATCGAGTTATCGATGTTG